ACACGTTATTTTGTGTCATGCCACCAGGTAACATAGGTGAATCTTTGTCTACTTTTTCGACCTCTTTCTTCTTCTTTTGCAATTCCATTAGGCGATCTGCAATCTCTGCATTCTGCTTCATCATATTGGATAGTACTTCAAAGGCTCTAGGATGCTCAGAATCTCGTGCCAATTCAAGCATAAGTTCTATAGCTTCATCGCCCTTTTCAGCTAGATTATAATATTTAGACCTAGCATAATCATAATCATCTTTTACATCATTCATTATTCATTCCATAGTTCTTCAATTGAAGCAACATCTGCAGTGGCATTTGATGTTCCACCGCTTAAGCTGTCAGATGTAGTAAATATACCACTGATTGTTTTTAATATAAGCTTATTATTCTCGTTAGATACTACAACTCCAGTTGCACCACTTACGTTAGCTGATACTGTTTCACCTACAACAATTGTATCATCTGTGTTTGATATTACTATAATTATTCTATCAGGAGTATCTGGCTGAAATAAGGTTTCAACTATAGTATATGCGTCAGTTGAAGCAGCTGCTAAAGGATTTACCTCTACTTTTTGACGTTCTAATGGCTTATTACTAACAGCTAATACATTATTGTAATCTATGCTTACGCTCTTAATAACTCCTTTTGATCCAACACCACCATAGAAATTAACTCTAGTCTCAAAATCTAATGTATATATTATTGCTCTTCGAGTAGTAAAGTCGCCTTCATAGTCATCAGATAACCCTACCGACTGAAGGATAAACGGCTGATCAGATTTAAATGCGTTATCAACTTCCTTTACTGACACAGTATATTCAGGTTGAAAAAACGGAAGTATCTGTTCTAATATTTGTAACGCGTCATCCTGATTTTTTGCTATAATACTTAATTGTAGTTGTAAGTTATAACCCACCGGTCCCAAGACTGTCTTCATCTTATTATTATCAAGAGGATCTGGATAGGTTTGTTTAATCCCCTTTTGTAATTTAGTATTAGTGTTATATGCTAAACCAGTAATTTCAAATGCCATTCTAGGAAGTTTTAATGCAATTTTTGGATCATCAAAACTAGATTGCTGGTCTAGTCTTGCAAGAAATTTTTGCTTAGGCCCATAAGCCAGTGGAACCTTTACTATACTTTTAGCACTGCCATCGTTTCCTTTTCTAATAACATTAATGTCATTAAACAATGTTCCGAATACAGCTACTGTTCTTCGTATAGCTGCATGATAAAAATGATTACCAAACATTATGTAGCATCTCCAAATGGATTTGATTCTGAGAAGTCAATAATATCATCTGATTCATCCTCAAAGTTAAAGTTACGCGCAGCAAGATCTGTAGTAAATGTACTATCGGTTGCTGAAGATTCCACATCATACACTTTTGTCACACTACATGTTGCGCTTGAAGTTTCTCCAACAAGAGTATTACCTACAGCAAACTTATGGTATAATCCATCTGAAGTTTCGATCTGATTAACGGTTATTGTTGTCTGAGTAATCCCCAGTAGCTGTGCAGATACATTTGTTTCAGGTGTATCAGCTGCAGTACTAGCAGTTATAGAAACACTAGGTAAAGCTTCATAGAACCTTCCTCTATTAGTAAGAGTAATTGTTGCAACTCCGTTGTTCGCATTCATTACTGCTGTTCCATCAGCAGCAATTGGATTAAATTGATCGTTGATTACGTCATTAGTTTGAATAGAAGTTGGTACAGCTATTGTGGTAGAGTTAGCAATAGCTGTAGTATTAACAGAGAGTCCATCGAAATATATTCCATTTGATCCAAAGTCATTAATACCAGAATTTACACCATGGAATTTAACAGCTCTATTTGTAAACCATTGCCCGCCTTGTCCAATAAGACCACTATTAGTAGCTGTTGTACCATTAACAACTCTTGTTCCGTTTACATATATTTGGTGTGTATAAGTTCCGCCTGTATTATCTACAGAAACCTTAATATGATTCCAATCAGTATTTACAAACGCTGCAGAAGCATTATCATTTTTATGATAAACTACTACTTGATTTCCATTTAATTCAATTTTAAAATCACCAAATCTTGAAATTATTCCTGTATATGATTCAGCAGCTTTAGTTTTAAAGAAGAACTCCACAGTTCCTGCAAGTTGATGATCATCTAAACCGGTGATATGATATTTTCCAGGATCTGGAGAATGAACAGACCATGAGCCAAACTTACTTTGATCCTGAGTAATAGTAGAATTAGATAGAGAACCTTCTAACGTTTTATCACTATTATCATGTCCTGAAACAGTAACTGTAGGTATATTACTATAAGAAAATCCAGAATTAATAACGTTAATACCAGTAAGTCGTCCTATACCACGAGATGTACCAAAATCAGCTATAGCCGATGCGCTTGCCACTTGTGCTGCAGCTGAAATATATTTAATTCTTTCTCCCAGTTCAAAAGTTCCAGATTTAGAACCATATTCAAATACTTCTTGATAACCATAATTGTTTTCGATACCATCAACTTCAGCAATGCCCGTATTAAATTCTTCTTCATTGAATTCAAACAGTCGTGCTTGCAATTTAAATACAGGCAAATTACTTAACTGATAAAACGGTTGTTCGTGTTCTACATAACTGATTTCGAAGAATGATTTAGACAGAGGAAGATAAATTAAATCACCTTCGAATGGCCTATCATCGTTAATATCTGAGTTCCATACGCCTACAAGTTTTTGCCATGAACGTTTAGCGACAATGAATGTAGCTTCGTCACGGATTTCCATACCAAACTTTTGGAATATATTGCCCTCGCCCTCAAATCCTTCGGTGTTTTCAATAAACATTTCAACGGTATTTGCAGTATTAAACTCTGATTCTACATCCTCTCCAAGAATGAGATCGCGTTGAACAATCTTGCGAGGCATATAAAAAACATCTTGGCCATACATTTTGATGGACTCAATAATGATGTCCTCAAACATATACTGCTCAGTGTTTACTTTAGGCGAAAAGAATACATTAGTTGGCATGATCTATCCCATATAAAATTCAGGAGGCATTTCGTATTTAAGCTGCATTTCTTCTTCAATGGCGTTAATCTCGGTAACAGCATCATCATATAGCTGACGTCCATTAAGAGTTACACCACCCGGAAGCTGCATGCCTTCGAATTTAATAAGGTTTGCACCCCATTGTTGTTTAATTAGAGATGTCGTATATCTCTTAAGAAGCATATCATTATATATCGCTGTATGTGTATCGGGCTCAACTGTGCGATAAGCGTCTACAATAATGTAATCACCTACTGCTACATCTGATTCCCAGTCAACATCAAGATATAAACGATTCATATGACGACTAAAGCGTACCTGTTCTGGTCCGTTTAGCATCAGATTCATTGTACTGAGATATGACATTGTTTGTGAGTAATTAGCAAGGTTGCCTGTAAATCCCAGGCTGTACATATCGTTAAGATGCATTTGATACTTTGCATCAAACATACTTACGCTTGAATTACTTTCAAACATCGGAAAAATTCGTTGTACTGACAATACCTGATTTGGTAACGAGATATACTCATTTGTTACATCAGTGATTGTGATCTGGTGCTTATGATATACTTTGTATATTGCATCAGAATGGTATTCTTGATAAAATTGCAGAGCTTCATCGACACGATCAGATAGCTGATCTTCATCGACGTTAATCTCAAGGACCGGTGCTCCGAGTTTACGGAGACAGTAATCAATGAGTGTCTGTCTTGAGTTTGGAGCGGCCATGTAAAAATAGTCCTACAGATTAGTTTCTATAAGACTATTTATATGTTTTAAAAACTTGGTATTAAAGATTATTCTGGCTTAAGTTATCCTATTAAGTATCCGTTGCATGTAGTAAACGCTGCTGTTGCAGTGCCGTACATGGCATAAGTTTCAGCCGTGCTTGATCTAACAAAAATACTTATATAATCACTAGCCGCTAAATTAAAGATGCCTGTAACAGCTGTTTGTTTCCAAGCACCTCCGGCGGATTGCATACTATTGGACTTAACACACGTGGATGTATTTCCATTGACAGATAGCCATATCTGAAAGTCACCACTAGTTCTTCCATGCATAATATTAGCATCAAATTTATATCTACCCGCAACAGGAGCTGTGAAGCGTCCAGTGCTTG